TGTAGTAAATAATCTTAGTTCCTTTTTTTATATTTTTAGATGCTTATCTAACTGGTAAACAGGCAGAGAATGATCTTGAAGTATGGTATCCAAAGGTTAAGTATGGTGGAATTTTTGCTGGACATGATTGGCATTGTAAAGATATTGAAGTTGCAGTAACTAATTTTAGAGCACGAAATAATATAACAAAAACACTGGGCACTTATGATCATACTTGGGTATGGAAGAAGTAGTCTGGTCAATAAATATTATGATAGGCTTGCTCTTAATCGGAGTATGTGTTACACTCTACTGGATTTTTAAATACGATGATTGGAATCCTAACCCCGTTATACATAGTAACCTCCCCACTGAATGTGGGGCAGATGATTCAGGACGTAAGGAACTGGGAGTCGGAGAGAAATAGAACTCCAGTAGAAGAGATGCTAAATAACTCACTAGAACAATTGGAGTGGGAAGAAGATGGGAGCAATGACACCCCCAAGTCGGAAAAGTTGTTACAACTTCCGAGTGACGGAGATAGTGAAGGTATTAGACGGGGATACGATAGATGTTCTCATAGATCTTGGATTCGATTTATTCAAGAAAGAACGGGTAAGAATTGCTGGAGTGGATACTCCAGAGAAAAGAACTAGAGATTTAGAGGAGAAAGCACTTGGTATTGACGCAACTAACTGGCTTAAAGACAAGCTCGAAAGTACTATTGACGGTGATGATGAGCTTACTATTAGGACTGAACTTGTTGGTGGGGTCGGTAAATATGGTCGTCTTCTTGGGTGGCTTTATATCGGGGATTCAAACCTGTCGCTTAACGAACAAATGATTACTGAAGGATATGCTTGGGCATATGATGGTGGTACAAAACAAAAGAATTTTGAAGACTTACGTGAGATACGTAGATCATTTGGAACACTAACGGAGTAAAACAATGTGGAATTTTAATCCAAAAGATGCTTTTAATAAAGCAGTCGAATGGGATAAGAAACTTATCAAAAAATTTCAAGATAAGTTTAACTTAACAGACTATCAAGTAGTATGCATATCATTTGCTAAAGGGTTTATTATTGGAGCAATATTATTATAATGGACATTCAAAAGGTCGCTAGTACAGGAACAGCAGTTGCTGTGATAGGTGGTGGTTCTATATTTGGTGGTAATTATGCTGTTGATCAGGCAACTGGTGGACCTGAGAAAAGAATCAAAGCAAAACAAACAGAACTTCAACTCATAGTAAGAGAAGAAGTTCGTAGTGCTCTAGCAGAGATGCTACCTAAATCAACAGGAGGGGTTGTAAGAACTACAACACCAGGAGATTATCGTGAAGAAGTACCGCAAAAATGATACCAAGAAGCAAGTTATTAATCTTATAAGGATTGTTATATTTTTTCAATTAGCAATAGTAGGAGCAACTATATTTGGATGCTTCATGCCTGGTAAGATGTGTGATTCTGATGTGAAGCAACATATTGCTAATATGATGACTGTTATAACTACTTCTACATTCGCATTATACGCTGCAGAAAAATGAAAAATTTACCAATTCCGTTACTCACATTCTTAGCAGTACAGATAGGTGGTGCTGTGTGGTTTGCTGCACAATTAGAATCTAGAGTCTATAATCTTGAGACGGAAGATTACTCATCACAACTACAGATGATAAAAGAAAATCGTAGATATATTAAAGAAGTCATTATGCCTTCCTATAAAATAAATCCTAATTGGGATAATCCATACTATCAAGTATGGATAGACGCAGGGGGTTGGAACGATAAGATGGTTGGTGAGTAATGAAAGGTTACACTAAAGAAGATATTAAAAGAATCTTAGGAACTTCTTGGCCTACTATACCTGAAGGTTATGAGACTGGTAATGAAGAAAGGAAGAGAAAGGGTAGAGAGATGAGAGCAGGGTTGAGACCTTATCCTACATACCCTGCAAAGAAAGTTGGTCCTCAATTTGATGAGAATGGAAAGTACATCTATCCTGAAGGTAGTGGGTTTAATTATATGGAAACAATGGATCCTGATTCTCCTTGGAATTGCACAGGTGGTAAGGTATCTTAACTAAATAGAAATAGTTACAATAAACTCATGGCAACAAAAGGCACAGCAGCAAAGTCTGCATCAGGAGCCTCAATGTCTAAGTATGACGTTGAAGTTGAAGCAAGACTTAAGAAATTAGAAGAAGCAGTAAAAGCACTTCAAGCTGATTCACATCCAGATAGAAATACTGGTGGTGGAACTGACACAGCAGGTCTTCAAGAACAAATCGATGTTATCAATCAATTTGTAGCTAGTGCAAGACGACGGTTGTAAATCTAAATACGTATGTTGAATGATAAACAAGCAGCGAAGAAAATTATTAAATTAGCTAAAAAACATCCTGATTGGTATAGCAAGAAGGATGTATATTATGCTAAGATGATGAAAAAACAATTTAAATTATTGAAAAAGAAAAAAGAGGATGTATCCTAATCCACAAGTTTCATTTATTATAGATCCTTTAGGTTCTGGTAAATTAATTAAATTTACTCATCCTATTGATACTAGAACAATAGAACAAAAAATACAAAGCCTTAATTATAAGGTTAACGCTAAATTCAGGAAATGACAGCTTCAAATAATCCATTTGAAAATCAAATTAATAATAGGAATTACCTATCTCCTCTTGGTTTTAAATTGATAATATCAAAAATTCCAAAGGTAGATTTCTTGTGTCAAGCAGCAAATATTCCATCCATTTCTATGGGTACTGCTGTGCAACCAACTTATCTAAAAGATATTGCTGTTCCTGGCGATAAACCTGTATATGATGATCTGACTGTTAGATTTATTATTGATGAAAATATGGAAAATTATTTGTCTCTTAATAAATGGATAACAGGTCTTGGATATCCAGAATCTCAAAAACAATTTCAACAATTAAAAGATGTTGGTCCTCAACTTTCAACTCAGGATAATACAAATCCAAGAGCAATGGAATTTTCAGATGCAACTCTTCAAATTTTAAGTAGTAATTATCAACCTAATATTAGTGTTAATTTTAAAGGTTGTTTTCCAGTTGCTGTATCCACTTTAGAATTTGATTCATCACAAAGAGATTATAGTTACTTTACTTGCGAAGCAACATTTAAATACGATTACTACACTATCTCAGATAAAAACGGTAAACGATTAGATAACAATCCCAACTCTTATTAATACATTATATGAAAATTGATCTTGATATGATTCAGTCTATGTGGGAAACAGACTCGAAGATTGACATTGATAATATGCATGAAGAATCCCTTAGAGTTCCTCAACTTCATGCTAAATACCATGAAATGATGAACAACCTTATATTATTAAAAAGTAGGGCAGAATCATTACGAAAAAATATAAGACACGATAGGTATGAATATTTTTCAGGAAAGGCAGATCCAGATGTCTACATAGATAATCCTTTTCCTAAAAAAATTAGAGATAAAGATACTATGCAAAAGTATCTAGATGCTGATGAAAAATTATCAGAAGCATCTTTAAAAATTGAATATTATGTTGTGATGATTAATTATCTTGATAGTATTTTAAAACAAATCTCTAATAGAACATACCAAATTAAAAACTCCATTGAATGGCATAAGTTCCAGGCAGGATTTACATGACACATTTGGTTATCAAAAAGAAGAACGAAGTCTTTATTAACGTGGAGTCTGAACAACATGTTTATAGAGAACTATCAGATCATTTTTCATTTGACGTTCCTGGCGCAAAGTTTATGCCGCAGTATAGGAACAAATATTGGGATGGTAAAATTCGTCTTTATGATATCCGAAAGAATGAATTATATACTGGACTAACTGATAAGGTTATATCTTTTTGTGATAGACATGATTATACTTATGAATTTGAAGGTAATAAGTTTTATGGATTACCTTTAGAAGAAAATGAATTAATATCACCAGAAGGTGTTGCTGATTATATGAAGAGTATCTCTAGACATAAACCTAGAGGTTATCAAATAAAAGGTGTCTATGATGCTTTAAAATTTAATCGTAAATTATTAATATCTCCTACTGCATCTGGTAAGTCTTTGATGATTTATACCTTAACAAGGTATCATCTTGAACATAAACGTAAGGTTTTAATTATTGTTCCTACTACATCTCTTGTAGAACAAATGTTCAAAGACTTTACAGATTATGGTTGGGATTCAGAATCTTATTGTCATAAAATATATTCTGGAAAAGAAAAACAATCTAATCTGCCAGTTACTATTACTACATGGCAATCTGTTTATAAATTACCTAAAAATTATTTTGAAGATTTTGATGTAGTTATAGGAGATGAAGCTCATTTATTTAAATCTAAATCCTTAGTTAGTATAATGACTAAACTATTAGATTGTAAGTATAGATATGGGTTTACTGGAACTTTAGACGGCACACAGACGCATAAATGGGTCTTAGAGGGATTGTTTGGACCATCATATAAAATAATAAGAACTGATGAATTAATTAGTGGTGGTTACTTATCCAAGTTAAATATTAAAGTATTAGTATTAAAACATAAAGCAAAAAAATTTAATACTTATGAAGATGAAATACAGTATTTAATAAATCATGAACAAAGAAATAACTTCATTAAAAATTTATCATTAGATTTGACAGGTAATACTCTCATTCTTTATAGTAGAGTAGAAGATCATGGTATGCCTCTTTACGAAATGATAAATAAATCTAAAGAGGCAAATAGAAAATGCTTCTTTGTGTTTGGTGGAGTTGCAGCTGAAGAAAGAGAAGAGGTAAGAGAAATTACCGAACAAGAAGAAAACGCTATTATTATCGCTTCTTACGGAACCTTTTCAACTGGAATTAACATTAAACGTTTACATAATATCATTTTTGCATCACCTAGCAAATCTAGAATACGAAATTTACAATCTATAGGTAGGGTTTTAAGAAAGGGAGATAATAAAATTCAAGCCACTCTCTATGATATTGCTGATGATATAACCTATGGATCTACAAGAAACTATACTATGAATCACCTTATGGAAAGAATTAAAATTTACAACGAAGAAAACTTTGATTATGAAATGCTAACGATACCTTTAAAAAAATGAAATTAGAAAAATTTTTGGCTGTTATTAAACTTACGTCTGGAGAAGAAGTTGTAGCGAGAATCTCTGAATTAGAAAATATGGATAAAATTTTAATCGATTCGCCCGCAATGATGAATTGTACATCACCTTCTAGAAGACCAGGCATTAATATGATAAAGATAGAACCTTGGATCAAATCTGGAAAAGAAACGACTTATATAATCGATATGAGTAAAGTTATAACTACTAGTGAAATATTTGATGAAGATGTGACTGAAGCATATGACAAATTCGTCGATGCATACTATAATGGTGTTGAAATGGTTCCACCAAGAGGTATGTCAAGAGATATGGGTTATATCTCCAATGTACAAGATGCTAGAATGTCTTTAGAAAAACTTTTTAAAGATAGCTAATATATCCCTTGAACCCTGACAGAGTTATTCTACTGGTATAAAGGGTACTTGTCAAGCACACGATAATTTGGTATAATAATTGTTATGAATGGATAACTAACAGGATGGTCCTCTAATGCGGAAAACAAGAAAACGTTCTGAACATTACGTTAATAATAAAGAGTTCCTTGCTGCACTTATAAAGTATCGTGAGGATGTTGAGATTGCTAAAATAAGGGATAAGACTAAACCAGTCATCCCACGATATATTGGTGAGTGTTTTTTAAAGATCGCAAATCATTTATCATTTAAACCAAATTTTGTTAATTACATGTTTAAGGAGGACATGATCTCTGATGGAATCGAAAATTGCGTTCAGTACATACATAACTTTGATCCTAATAAATCCAAAAATCCTTTTGCTTACTTTACGCAGATCATTCATTATGCTTTTCTCAGGAGAATCCAGAAAGAGAAGAAGCAACTTGAGATCAAGACGAAGATTATTGAGAAAACGGGTTACGATGAAGTAATGGTAGTTGATGATGGAGCACTTACTGCTTCAAGTTCAGATTATAACACTATCAAGGATAATATTCAGTATAAGTCTGGTAATAGATGAAGATAGCGATAATAACAGATCAGCACTTTGGTGCTCGTAAGGGATCTAAATCATTACATGAGTATTTCAAAAAGTTTTACGATAATGTTTTTTTCCCATACTTGGAAGAACACAAAATCGATACTGTCATCGACATGGGTGATACTTTCGATAATCGTAGATCTATAGATTTATGGTCTATTGATTGGGCAAAGGAGACTTACTTTGATAGGCTCCAAGAAATGGGAATAACACTTCATAGTGTTGTTGGTAATCATACTGCCTATTATAAAGATAC